CCCGCCGGAAGATCGGCGCATCCGGCGGGTTCGGCTGGACCGCCCCGGAGGGGATGACGTCGGCCGGCATGGACGCACTGACACTGGCCCACTGGGCCGCGAAGACAACGAAGAGACGGCCGCGCGAACTGGCCGGTGCCCGCGTGGGGGTGGTGATGTGATGGACCAGTGGGCCTACTACAGCCCCGTCCCGACCGACGTCGTTGGCCTGGCCGAGGATGACGCTGCCCTCATGGCCCGCCTGGTGAAGCAGTGGCAGGCTAAGCGTGCCCGGAACGCTCTCCGTAGGCAGTACCGGGACATGCAGGTGAATGTCGCGTTCCTGGGCGCCTCCGTGCCGCCCTACATGCGGGACCAGCTGGATATCGTCTGTGGCTGGCCGGATAAGGCGGTCACGTCGCTGGCGTCCCGCTGCATGTGGGATGGGGTTACGTCGCCGTCGGGCGAGGAGGATCCCCTGGGGGCCATGTCGCTGCTGCACGCGAATCGCTTCGACCTGCTCGTGCCGGAACTCGTGGACGCGACCCTGACCTACTGCTGCTCATTCGTGGTGGCCCTGCCGGGTGACCCGGCTGCGGGTGACCCTGACGTGGTTGTGACGGGCGCTGACGCCCTGTGGGCGACGGGCCTGTGGGACGTCAGGCGTCGTGGCCTGGAGGCCGGCCTGCTGGTGGACTCCGCTGACGATAACGGCAAGCCGACGTCGACGCTCCTCCTCACCAGCGAGCATGTGACGCGCCTGGCCCTGGGGGACCGGGGTTGGGTGGCCGTCGCGAGGATGGATCACTCCCTGGGGCGGGTCCCGATGGAGCCGCTGCCGTACCGGCCGGCTCTGGGACGCCCGTTTGGGCGGTCGCGTATCAGCCGTGAGGTCATGTCGATCACGGACCGCGTTGTCCGGGCTGGCTTCCGCACGGAGGTCTCATCGGACCTGTACGCGGCCCCGGCGCTGCTGCTGCTGGGGGCGGATGAGACCATGTTCCAGAACGCGCAGGGCGAGAAGACTCCGCTCTGGTCCTGGTACATGGGGCGACTCAAGTCCTTGCCGAAGGATGAGGATGGGGAGAAGCCCGACCTCCAGGTGATCCCACAGCAGAGCATGGACCCGTTCTTGGCGATGAAGCGCGCGCTGGCTGCGGAATTCGCTTCGGCGACGTCACTGCCGATCTCCGCGCTCGGGATCGTCCAGGACAACCCGAGTAGCGCCGAGGCGATCTACGCAGCCAAAGAGGATTTGGTTGTCGAGGCGATGAACACGACGCGCAGCATCGGCTACGGCCTGAATAGGGTCGTGCAGGACGCGATCTGTCTCCGTGACGGCATCCCCGTCTCGGAGATGGGTGATGAGGTGCGGAACCTCGCGACTCGCTGGCGCAATCCTGCGATGCCGTCCGTCGTCAGCCAGTCCGACGCCATGGTCAAGCAGATCGGCGCGATCCCGGAGCTTGCTCAGACTGACGTGGCTCTGGAGGAACTGGGGTACAGCGCTGAGCAGATCGTCAGGATTCGGTCGCAGATCAAGCGGGCGCAGGCTGGTGGGGTGCTGGATCGTCTGCTGGCTTCCACGCCCGCCCCGGCCGAGCGGGCACCACAGGAGCCCGCTGAGGCCCCGGTCGAGGTGACCAGCGGTGGCGACGCGGGCTGACCTGGAGCGGTTGGACAAAGCGCTGGACCGGGCGGCCGACATGGCGGTGAAGGACTTCGACGCCTTCGCCGCACGCCTGGACCTGGCAGCCCTTGACCCCGCCGTGGCACGCGACGCGCTCGGTGAGGTCATGGACCGGCTGCTGACCCGGTACGGGGATATCTCGGCCGCGTCTGCCGCTGACTGGTATGACGCGCTGCGTGACGTATCCGCCGCCGGCGACGGGTTCACCGCCGTCCTGGCCGATGGCCTGTCGCCCGAGCAGGTGGAGCGGACCACGAGGTGGGCCGCGCGGGGCCTCTTCGACGGGGACCCTGAGGACACTCTCGACAAGCTGCGGAACCACCTGACGCGCTCGATTGTGGCGCAGGGGAAGCGGACTGTGGAGATGAGTGCGGCCGCTGATCCTGCCCGCCCCCGGTGGGCGCGCGTGCCCGGTCCTGGCGGCTGCTGCGCCTGGTGCTCGATGCTCGCTTCCCGTGGGTTCGTCTACGCGACGAAGGCGACGGCTGGCGGCGAGGGGCACTCCTACCACCACGACTGCCACTGCGTCCCGACGCCCCTGTGGAGGGGGCAGAAGCCCCGTATCGACGGCTATGACCCGAAGGCATTGCGCGCCACCTATGACGAGGCCAGGGCGGCCGTGAAGGCGTCCGGTGCCGCCGTCGATGACAAGGCGATAGCCGCCGAGATGCGTCGTATCGCCCCTGAGTCTTTCACTGACGGGGTTGCCCCCGCCGAGTGACCCAACCATACCTACGAGCCCCTGCCGCGATGGTGGGGGCTTTGTTGTGCCGCGATGGCACCAATCACCGAGGGAGAACCCAATGCGCAAGACCATCAAGACCGCTGAGGCCGCCAGTGCCGATGAGTCCGTGGAGCCGACCGAGGTCACCGAGACCACCGAGCAGACCAGTGGGGAGCCCGCGACGGGCGACGCCGCCGACACGCTCGGAGACGCCGGCAAGAAGGCTTTGGCCGCCGAGCGCGCAGCCCGCCGAGAGGCCGAGAAGCGCGCCAACGACCTCGCAGCCCAGATCAAGGCCGCCGAGGACGCAGGCAAGACCGAAGCCCAGAAGCAGGCCGATGCGCTCGCCGCCCTCCAGGCCGACCTGGCCGCCATGCGGGCCGAGAAGGAGCGCGCCGAGGTCGCCGCCAAGACCGGCGTCCCCGTTGACATCCTCGCCGGCCCCGGCGATGACCCGGCCGCCTGGGCCGAGCAGGTCAAGGCGTGGGCCGCCGAGCAGGCCAAGCCCGCCGAGGCTCCGGCTCAGCCGGTCGTCCGCCACCACGGTAACCCGCCCGGTGCGGGAGCCGTCTCCCTCGATGAGCGTATCGCCGCAGCCGAAGCGGCTGGGGACCGGACTCTCACGGCCTCCTTGAAGGCATTGAAGCTCGGCTCCCACTGATGAGCCATCACGACTGAAAGGAATGACCATGGCCGGCATCACTGGCATGGCTACCACCTACAACTGCCCGAACTACGTCGGCGAACTCTTCGCCGCCAGCCCTGAGGACACGCCGCTGCTGTCTTCGATCGGCGGCCTGACCGGCGGCGTCTCCGTCGGCGGCACCACTTTCTCTTGGTCCGGCTACGACCTGCGTGACGCTGAGGAGGGTCGCCAGCGCACTGAGGGCGCTACCGCCCCCGCCGCCGAGGGACGCGCCCGCTTCGCCGCGAGCAACGTCGTCGAGGTCCGCCAGGAGAAGGTGTCCGTCTCCTACACCAAGCAGGGGGCGACCAAGCAGGTCACTCCGGCGTCCGGCGCGACGACTGTCACCATCGGAGACACGGTTCTGCCCGCTGACGAACTGGCCTGGCAGATCGGTACCGAGATGAAGCAGATCGCGCGCGACGTCGAGAAGACCTTCATCGTCGGGAAGTACGCCAGCCCGACGGACAACCAGACGCCCCGCAAGACTCGCGGCCTCATCGAGGCGATCACCACGAATGTGGCGACCACCACCCACAAGGCCGCCGAGCTGACTGAGGCTGACGTCCTCGACCTCATCGAGAAGGTGTGGACGAACGGCGGCCTCCAGGAGGGTGAGACCCGGACCATCATCGTCAACTCCAAGCTCAAGCGCGCCCTCACCCGCGTCTTTATCAAGGACGCCAAGTACCAGGAGGGTGAGCGCAACGTCGGCGGCGTCAACCTCAAGACCCTCGAGACGGACTTCGGGGTCATGAACATCATGCTCAACCGGTACGTGCCGGCCGACAAGCTGATCGTGGCTTCCCTGGAGCAGCTGGCTCCCGCGTTCCTGGAGATCCCCGGCAAGGGGCACTTTTTCGCGGAGCCGCTGGCGAAGACCGGAGCCAGCGATGACGTGCAGATCTACGGGGAGATCGGCCTCCAGTACGGCAACGAGAAGGCTCACGGTGTCCTGACCGTGGCTGCTGACTGACCGGCGTAGGGGCGCCCCGCGCACTGTGGGGCGCCCCTCCTGTCTGAGAGGAGGGGATCGTGAGGATCACCTGTGAGCGTCACCCGAATCTGCTCATCACTCACCCGCGGGTGGAATTCATAGACGGGGTGGCCGACGTCGACGAGGAGACCGTCAAGGCTCTGTCTCCACTCCTGGACGCATTCGGGATCGACGCCGCCGACATCGGTGGCGAGCACGCCGAGACCAAGGAGTCCCCGAAGCGGGGCAAGAATGGCTGACACCTTCGCGACCGTCGAGGACTTGGAGGCGCGGTGGCGTGGCCTGTCTGAGCAGGAGCGGAAGCGGGCTGCGGTGCTGCTGGAGGATGCGACGGACCTGATTAAGTCGTCGGCTCCGCGCTGGCAGCACGCCACTGCTGGGACGTTGAAGCGCATCTGCTGTGCGGTCGTGAAGCGGGCGTTGCAGGCCGAGCAGGGGGCGGCTGACGGGCTGCCGGAGCCGCGGGGTCTCGTGTCTGGGGAACTCCACACGACGGGGCCGTTCAGCGATCAATACACCTACTCGAATCCTGAGGGCGACCTGTTCCTCAGGGCGGCCGAGTTGAAGCAACTGGGCGGCCGGCGGTCTGCCGCGTTCGAGGTGGATCTGCTGGCTCCGGTGGTGGCCCCGTGATCGCCGTTGGCCTGGTCGCTGTTTCGAGGTTCAGGGCGGGTGACGGCGGGCGCGACCAGTACGGTGAGGCTGTCCCCGGACCGGTCTTGGAGAGTGCTCTGCCGCCCGCCCTGTTCAACCCTGGCGGCACGAGCGAGCCTGTCGCCGCGGGCTCTCTCCCGGTCGTCAGCCAGCCGACCCTGTACTGGCGCGGGAAGCACCCGGACATCCGCTCATCGGACCTCCTACGCGTCGCTGGCGTGACGTACCGCGTCGAGGGCGCTCCGGCGCGCTGGCCTAAGGGGAGCGTGGTGACGCTCCACGCCGCCACCGACCCGAAGACGACGGGGGGTGCCTGATGGGCGTCGTGCGATTCAAGCTCGACCGCAAGGGCATCCAGGCGCTCGTGTCCTCCGATGAGGCCCAGGGTGTCGTCACCGAGGTTGCCGAGGAGTTGCGCGCCCGCGCCGGCGACGGCTTCAAGGTGCACTCCTCCAACAAGGGGAAGCGCGCCCGCGCCTACGTGCACGCCGGAACGCGGGAGGCGGGCCTGGAGCAGATCAAGCACCACACCCTGGAGAGGGTGCTGGGCAGCATCGGGGGAGGTGACGGCTGATGGCTGGCACTTCGAGGGACACGAAGGCCCTGGTGATGGCCGCGTTGAAGGCGGCCCTGCCTGACGTGCAGGTCGTGTCCACCGTCCCCTACGCGAACGGGGACCCGCCG